CAGTATCGCTAACCGATGCCGAAAACGATGCGACGTTCTCAATTGATTCGCTGTATAATTTCTTAGCTATACCCGCCAACGCGGCAGGCTATGAATACGGTTTTGTAACTTGCGATGGTCGTTTTTTGGGTTGGTTTTCTAACGTTGCCGTTCGCGCGTTCTATCAAATCGCAGAAACTGACGAAGACGATTCATATTGGACTTCGGAGTTCCGTTATAATGAGCAGCTCGGCACGTTCTCACAGCAGCAGTTATCATTCCTGTTAACTCAGGCTTATAATACGTGTTGGGTGCTTAGTGCGGTTGTTACCGGCACAGGCGGCGCGGTAACTGTTGCGGATGGTGCAACACTTCAAATGATTGTAACTATTACACCAACTAACGCGACCGATCCAACGGGCGTATGGTCTGTGGTTGCGGGTTCAGGTACGGCGACTATTTCCGTCGGCGGATTGCTTACGGGCACAGGCGCGGGAACTGTTACCGTCGTATGGACTGCGAATGATAATTCAGGCGTAGTTGCTACACTTGCAATTACTGTTACACCTTAGAAATTCAGGGCGGCATAAAAACCGCCCTTATAACGCAAGAAAGAGCAAAGGTAGTTCATCGGCCTCATAAGCCGAAGGTGGTAGTTCGAATCTATCTCTTGCGTCAAAAATCATAACCCCAAAAAATGACAATCGAAGAATACTACGCGTTTATAAATTCGCTGGGCACTACGTTATTAAATCCACCCATCCACCCGTTCAAATCGGAATGGGCGAAGATTTACAATGATATTAAGCCGCATTTTTTTGGTGACGTCCCGCCTGCCCTCGAACGTGCGTTCCCGAATGAGGATAACGAAATTCTAAACTATCGGAAAAATACATATCAGCCGAAAACAGAATCGCCGTTAGTCAAGGCAATAACCGAACTTGGCCGCCTGTTATCGAATGCGAAACACTCAGTTAAATTTGATAATAAAGAAATGCAGGATTACGTCGAAAATAATAAATTCGGCGACCAAACTATTATTAGGTATTTTTTTAATATGTTTGTGCCTAATAGAATCCTCGACCCGAATGCGGTCATGTTAGTGATGCCGACGGGCGCAGGATTGGAAACAGATACCGAACGCGTTGATATTGAATTAAAAATTATTCAATCAGACCGTATCATTTTTAACGATCCTGAATATAGAATACTGATTTATAAAGGCACTAATAAATCGAAATACGCCGCCATCGGGGCAGCTGCTCCGAATTATTATTATGTCGTTACTGATATGTTTTTCGCGGAGATTAAACCCGTTCAAGACGATCAGAATTTCATAGTAACGTACGAACATAATAGCGGTGTTATGCCCTGGGTAACTTTGGGCGGCCGTTCCGTTCCAAAGCATGATTTTTATGGTAATACGTTTCATATTTTTAAATCGGATTTCAGTCCTGCGATACCGTACCTAAATGATGCGGCGATATTCGACAATCAGCACAAATCGGTAATGTTAGCGACGTGTTTTCCTGTTAAGTTCGTCGAGGGCGTTGATTGTAAAACTTGTTTCGGTACGGGCCGATGTGTTGACCCGCACGACTCTGATAATAGTATCACCTGTGGAACGTGTCACGGCAACGGAAAAACGTTAAGCATAACGCCGCTCGCAGCGTATAACATAAACCCGTCAACAAATAAATTTAGAGAGGGCGAGGTCGGAGTCGATCCGATTCGTTATTTTTCGCCCGACGTTTCTACGATTGTAGAAACGGGCAAAGTCGCCACCGCAGCACTCGACAAAGCAGAACAGGTGTTAAATATTAACCGTTCTCTTAAATCAGCTCAATCAGGCGTAGCAAAGGAAATGGATCGCGAACCTGAATATATCGAAGTCGGTAAAATATCAGACGACGTTTATGCGCGAATGAAAGACACGTTAGAGATTATTCAGGCGCTCAGATTTATGGATACAGAATCGTCGATTATTGTTAACGCTCCGATTTCGTTCGACCTAAAAACAGAAATTGAATTGATGTTAGAGTTTGCCGAATCTCAAAAAGGGCAACCCGCTGCGATTCGTTTCGAGGCGTACATTAGTTATATGGATCGTAGATTCTCCGCAGATCCGATCGCGCGCCGTATCGCTGAGATATGCGCGATGTATATCAGTTTGTATCTGTACACGGTCGACGAACGAAATACGCTGTTAGCGTCAGGGCAATGCACTCAGGAAGATTCGATTAAGGCGACGTTTGTATTCGACGCGATTACTTCGATTTATTTCGATCAGAATTTTGATATTATGACAGACGATTGGAACGCGATTAAAACGCGAATTGATGCGGAGTTAGCGCCACGTTTTGCGGCTCAGAGGTCTAATGTTTTGCCTGAAATTGAGGTGTTACCGAATGATGATAATAACGATGATTCGCCCGATGATAATAACGATGATTCGCCCGATGATAATATGTAAATTTTACCCCTGACTTTGTTACAAAAAATTACTAACTTTACCCTGACTTTGTTACAAAATGGATTTAAATAAACCCGAACGGATAAACGAAGCAGCTCAGACGTTACTACAAAAACGATTCGATAAAGTCGAACCTAAATTCGTTAAGGCGGTAGTTGAATGGATTACAAAATTTAAGACGACGAACGGCAGCATAATTCGAACTAAGGCGAACACAGACAGATTATCAGGATTCAGTACGGCGGTTAATCGATTTTTATTGAACGCTGGTTATAACGCGATGTTAGACGGTTTTTTAGAGAATTTCGATGCTGTTTCTGATGCTCAGATTGAGATACATGGCGAATTAAATGATATTAAATTAACTCGTTCGTTTATCAATCCGTTTAAATCGTGGGCCGTTAATAACGTTATTTCCGATATGGTCGGGCAGGGCCTCAATGAGAATTTAATAAACCCGCTCCGCTCTGAATTATTTATTGCAGTAAATCAGGGCAGCACGCTAACGGACGTTATAACGTCGATTGCAGGACAGCTAACAACGACCGAAGCAAGGCAAGGCGTATTAAAAAGAATTGCACTGCAAGCAAGCCGCGACGCGTTAGGGCAGTATGACGGTATAGTTAATGAGGCGGTTCGTAAATCGTACAGACTCGATGCGCTGTTATACGTCGGTAGCCTCGTAAAAGATTCCCGCGCTCAGTGTGAACGTTGGGTTGATTACGACAAAAACGGCAAGATAGGAATGATATTATTTGAAGACTTAGAGCAGGAAATCGAATGGGCGGAAAATAACGGCACGGGAATGATACCGAATACAACGCCTGAAAATTTCTGTCAGAATCGCGGCGGTTTTAATTGTAGGCATATTTGTTACCCGATTAGGCGACCAAAGGGAAAAGAAGCGGAACCTGAAGCGCAGAAAGTACCTGAAGTTAAATTAGGATTTGATAAAAAGTTTGATGAATATGTTAATAGTGAAGATATAAACGATGAAGCTAAAATTTTAATTGATAGATTGCCTAAACCAAAAGAGATAAAATTAAATAATAATGCTTCTTTTTATCAAAATGAAATAATATCATTAAGAAAAACTGCTGACAAAAATACTTTTATTCATGAATATGGACATCATATTGATAAATCAAATGTATCATTAGATAAAATATTTAAAAATGCTTATGATGACGATTTAAAGTATTTAAAAAAAGAATATGGTAAAATAGATGAAATGATTCCTAAATTATTAAAAGAATTTAGGGATGAAAACGGAAGAAGTAAAAGTGAATTTAATGGGGCATCTGATATTTTAGATTCATTAACTAAAGGAAGAGTATATGATGATTATTATGGATATGGTCATGGTAAATCATATTATAAAAATGATTTATTTAGACATAAAGAAAATTTTGCTAATATTTTTGAAGCATGGTCTAAAACAGATAAAACACAAATTGAAGTTATTCAAAAATTATATCCAAATTTATATAGTTCATTTTTAGAACTTATCAAAAAGTTATGAAACAAGCAATAGAAAATTATATTATTAAATTCAATGAAAAACCTAATGTAATTGGTATGTTTTGGTATGACCAAAATCAAATAATAGAAAATATTCAAAACGCCATTAAAACGGGTAAAAAATACAATGAGTTAGATTTACTTACAGACGAACAAAGAAAATCATTTTTAAAAGGCGATTTATTATTTTAAAAACAATATGTTAGTAATTACAGCGAAAAATAAAACAACCGGATTAACATCCGAATTTACCCCAACTGAATGGTATTCAGCACAGCAGACTCACGAATACGATTATACGGGAACTAAATTTGTAAGCGAAC